CCTCCAGCTCCTGGTCAGCGCCCCAGCGGGCGGCTTCAGTAGCAACGTAATCAAAGTAGGTCTTTGGATCGTCTTGATACTGGTCGGCCTGTTCCCACCATTCCTGGACACGCCATTGCGGTGGGGTAATGGAGTGGTCAGTCATTCTTCAACCTCATAGCGCTTGCCGATAGCAGCAGCCCAAGCCATCAGGTCGCTGGCCCGTACAAGCTGCACTCCATCTTCAGGGCCATCGGCAATGCGCCAGTGGCAGGATGCAGTGTCCTTGAGAGCGCACTCAATGGCAACCTTGGCGCCCCATGTTGCAGCCTTTGCGGCGATGTAGAGGGCGCTGTCGCAATGGGCGGCACCGTTGGTGTCCCATTCGGCTTCCCATTGGCGAATGATTTCAGCGGGTGGTGAAAGTAGGCGTGTCATTGATTTGCTTGGTCATAAAGGGCATTGACGACGATGCTGCGATCGCCGGGATAAAGATCCAAGGAGGCTTCATTAAGCCACAAGGCCACCTCGCGGATCGCAGCGCGGGCCATGTCGGTCTCGACTGCATCCCTTGCCTCCGGCCAGTAATGCTCTTCATCCACCAGAGCAATCGCTGTTGCTATCCGCTCTACCAACGAACTATCTGGTTTGGCCGGATAGTTGCGTCGCGGCTCTGGCGCAAGCAGATCTCTGATCTGTTGCGCTTGCTCGGGCGTCAACTTCAGTGGCTCGCTGATTTCGTAGACCTTTGATTTTGGGCGCTTGGGCAACTCGGCGGCCGCACTGATCTGCTCCGGCGTGGCATTACGGATCAAGTCCATACACTCATGAAACCGGCGGTTGTTCTCTTCCTCGTTAATCGGCTTAGGTTGCTGCTGCGTGGACTCCAGCGCCTCGACTCGGCTTGCCAAGGCCCAAATGTTGGCGCTGGTTTCGACGATGTGCTTTTGAACTGCATCTTCTAGCACCTCGACCCTGGCGCGGAGTTCGAGGAGGCAATCCGCAGTAGCCCACGGAACTTGGTGTTTCATACCGGCGCAAATGTGTACATGCTCCCACTGTTCGGGCGTTGCTTTGTAATCAGTCATTGGGCAGTGCCTTTAATGCTTTGCGGATGGTGTCGTAAGTGGAATCATTGATTTGGTCTGAGTTGTAGGCATTAACAAGTTCACACAACGCTTGCTCCTTCAGCGTAGGGGGCTTGGGGCGCATTGCTTCTTTTAAGGATGCACCCACTGGAGTAATTTTTAAATGTGGCGCATCAAGAGCATGTTGATCCAGCCATTCAGCGTCTTTTGCAAGTTGCTGGTCTGCGCCCCATTGAGCGGCAAGGCTGAATACAGCTTCATCTGAACGGGATTCAAGTAGGTCTACCCACATCTCAACCAGATCCGGCGGTGGGGTGATGGGGTGGTCAGTCATTTCGATAAGCCTCAGTTGCAATAGTGTTAATCAACCGGTTCAAATACCACCGGCACTTTTCCGCATCCTCCAGCGGATCCTTCTTCAACCACATCCGGCTGAGGTACTTCAGGCATTGCCACTGGAGCGAGCCAACCACAGCGTCGGGCGCGTGCTGGACCCAATCCTCCAAGATGTCAATGACTTCTATCTTCCCGGCGGTGTAGTGGCTGGGATGATGCACCGCGTCGCTGACCTGGAACTGAAAATCGCTCATCCTTTGGATTCCTGAACGGTGGTATCGCCGTGGTAACGGCCGGTCATCGAGTAGTCTTTGCCGGGCAACATCGACATGCGGTGGAACACAATCTGTGCAATCCGCATCCCAGGCCACAATGAAACCGGATGCAAAGCGCGTGCATTTTGCAGCTCCAGCGTCAACCGCCCTTTGTAACCAGGGTCGATATACCCAGCGAGCAAATGCTCAATCCCCTCCCTAGCCCGGCTGGATTTGAGCGCCAGCTGCCCAGCAATACAGTCAGGCAGCTGGAACTCCTCCAACGTCTCCGCGAGTATGAACTCATGCGGCTGGAGCAAGAAAGGTTCCTCCTGCGTGTGCCCCACGATGGAGCGATGGACCATGTGGCGCGTCAGCGGTGACTCCACCAACACGTTCTCGCCGAGTCTCACATCGAGACTCGCGGGATTCAGCAACTCCTGGTCGTAAGGGCTTACCAGATTCCGCCGCACCAGCGACACAATCTGATGGTCACACAGGATCGACACCTCAGATCACCACCGTGGTGGGCTGATCCTGCTGGAGCGACACGTGTTTCCACGTCTTGTTCCACTTGATGCAGTTGATCGTGGTGCTGTGGACGCCAAATTCCTTAGCGATCTTGGCGACCGACTTGCCACCAACCTGCAGCTGGCGCTTAATTTCCAGCACCTTCTTCTCCGTCAACGCCGCCCGCGTCTTGCGGCGCGACACACGAGTCTTAGGTTGAGACTGGGTAGCGGTTGCACGCACAGGCTTAGCTACTGGTGCGATTGCCGGCTTGGTCACGTCCAGTTCGACGTGCTGGCAAGCGTTGATGGCCACGAAGGCGTGCTCCAGGGCAGTGGTGATCTGCTGGAACTGTTCGTCAGAAAGAATGTGCATGATCGTTGGTAGAACGGTGAGAGTGTAGTACAGGATCAGCGAGAAGAAAGCTCGATCTGGAGCGCAGCCTGAAAGTACCCGGCGATTTTCATGCGCCGGAATTCTGAGCTGGCATCGTCGCTGTGCTTGTCCTCGATAAAGGAGTAGTTGTGCCGCGACTCGTTGAGGGCTGCCAACGTCTCGACGTTGAGCAGCTCCAAGTCTCGAAGCGGCATGTCCTTGATCTTGTCCAAGTAAACGGTCTGGCTCAACAGGAAGGACCTGTAGAACGGAACCACGTTGGTTTCAGTCATCAATAGCCGTTGGTGTAAATGCTCCAACGCTCGCGCACCCAAGCGTCGTATTCAGCAGGCGTCGCAAAACGCCCTTGAAATTCCCTTGGAACGGAGGTGGAGGGTTTAGCAGGTTGCCGATAGAGATCGGCTATTTCACCGGGGCCGTAACCTCGGGACTGCCGATAGTAATCGTTGTACCAGTCAAAGTTCATGCGAAATACCTGGGGTCTTGGTGGCGTAACCGGGTGAGATCCGTGAGACGCAACTTGAGAATCTCGTGGATGGCCAGCTTGGCGAGTCTGCTGGAGCAGATCGTGTCGCTGGTGGCAAACACGTAGATCAGGTGACGATACAGCTGGGTCAGGGTTTTCGCCTTGACCCAGTGCGTGTCGCCGGGAATTGGCTCGGTGCCGTACTCCCAATCGTCGTAGTCCTCGGAGTTCCGAAGCTCGCGGGCTTCAGTCGTCCCAATCAGACGTGTCGATTGGGGCCCAGTCGTCGATTCTGTTGGTGAGGAGTTGGCGGAGTCCGTCATCGCTGGCGGGGATCAGATCCTCTTCGTGAAGGTCGAAGGAGCCTCTGCACAAGGCAGGCCCCCACTCTGCCGGATAAAGGTGGCTTTGCGGAATGACCACAACCATGTCGTCAACAACGGCATTGACACAGAGGCGAGTACCACCATCTTCAAACCACAGATCCTCAATTTCCAGTACCTGGCTCATTTGACCTCCCGTGCAGTTTGGCGGGCTTCGATGCCGTCCATCCAGGCATCCCAGCTCATCTTCAAGAACTGTTCCAGGTCCTGCAGCTGCTGGAGCTGGAGCATGTCGTAGGTCGGGTCTACACCGAGACGCTCGCTATCGACGATTTTTTCTTGGAGCTGAATCGCAGACCAGTGGACGGCGAAGTACCACGGGCTGAGCTTGGTGTTGTCAACTTTGGTGCAGGTGAAATCGTCCATGTCAATCAGTAATAAAAGGCACGCCGTTGCGGGCGTGCCCTTACTGTTGCACACAGCCAGCTAGGCGTCCAGCCGGGCTGTTGCAATTCTTCATGTGGCCCATTGGGTGAGGTAGACAGTGACTACCAGCATCCCCAGCAGCCACGTCAGCCCAAAGACCACCACCGGCGGAATCACGCTGGAACCCCCAGGTCTTCCGGCTGGTACTGGGTCAGAACACAGACGTCGGCGCCCTGTTTGAGCGCCGTCCCAACGATGTAGTGAAACTGCCCGTGGGCATCGTCTGACTCGACGATCTGGTACTCCTCAACCTCATACGCCCGGCCCCTTCGGTACCACTGAACGCGCACGAC